GATAGGACCATGTAAAAAGCGGATAGCGCCCAATCTGAATTTGGTGGTTAGAATCTTCCAGCTTGAGATTCATTGAGAGGCCCGGTGCTACCGTTGCTACTTTACAAATTGCCGTTTTCCCTCGCAGGGTTCTCAAATGGCTGCCCCTGAGTTGCATCATGGCGGTTTGATTTTCTGGTGACATCTGGGGTAAAAATTCCTGGCGGCTCAAATCAAACAGTTGATCGGTGGGAACCCTTTCAAGTCTCGTCACCTGGATAACCAGGAACCTCTGATTTAGCATATCAACAAAATCCGGTGTGTCAGAGTATAGAGTTTGGTATTGAACCCAGTCTTCAATATTATCTTGGCGGGTGGAGATTGCCTGTCTCCAGAGTTCAATAGCGGATTCTATTTCTTCTGTGCTTTTATTATAAACCAATTTAATTTCTTCCGGGTCCATCCACGCCCATTGAATGATGTGTTTGTTGTCATTAATATTTTCAGTGTCCCAATCGGGATCGTAAATTATCCTGTCATGGTTAATGTAACGCCTTCCGATAGCACCCTGCGGGTCTGTCCGGTAGTCGATATACATTTCATAGGAACCCCTGGTAATCAGGCCGGCACGGGTCATCAGAAGTTTTGATTTCTCCCAGCCAGTGCGGTTAGCATCTGCTAGGAACAGAGAATTTATGTCAAGTGCGGTATCATTTGGAAGATCTCGTTCAGGAAGGAAGTCAGCCTGGGTTTCATTCTGAAGTGCGTTCCCCAGTAGGGAATTTATTTTCTGCTGAACAAAGTTTATCTGGTGTGCTGGCCTCTTTTCGTCAAGCAATTGTTGAAGCTGCGATGGGTCCCACTGTGCGCCGTCAACGCCTGAGTATATCCCCCAGTTTTCAGCCTCACGAATACGGAACCGATAGCTTCTGCGAAGGTATGACCGATACAGGTCAGAGTAGAACTGAACGAAGTTATTTCCCTTCGGAACTTCAGTTTTTATTTCAGCCATTATTTCTTATCGTTTTTTTGCAAATTAGCAATCATCTTGTCCAGCTTTTGCCCGACCAATTCCTTCGCTTCATCAGAGGTTTTGGCTACGAAATATTCTTCCATGACTCCAATTTTAAAACCGTTTTGCACGATTGTTATTGTTATCCTGGGTTCGGGGCCATAGGAATCATACACCATGCTAGGGCTGTCTTTTTCACTTTTTCTTGTTAGCACGCCAACAGGCTTTTCAAATAATAGCTCTTTGTCGCTCATGCTACTTACCCCGCTTTACAATTCTGACCGGGCTGGAGCCATCCATATTCAGTTTGTCAAAATCTTTGGGGCCGCAGCCGATTTCAACACCGATTACTTCATGGCCGTCTTTGGTATTGGCCGTTGTAATTCTTTTCCCATCTCCAGGCATGATGCCCCCTTACTGGTTGACTGATTTTGAATTGAAATTGCCGGTTGGTTTTACGCCGGTCATATTCTGATTTTTTGTGGAAGATAGCACGGCATCCACTGGATTTGATGCTGGAACATTTTGAATGCTGCGATCAGCAAAGTTTCCACCATTTGTTGACGAGAAATTATTTTGAACATTTGGCATTTTACTTTTTCTCCTTTATCGTTACAGAACCGAGAACGATGTTGTTTAAAATTTTTCCCCATTTCGATTCAATTTTATCATCAGCTTTTGTGGGGGTTATTCTGATAATAGTCTGGACCACCAATAAAATTTCAGCCCAATTTTCAATGATTGCTTTCATCATACTTAAATCTCCTTCCTGGGTAAATCTGGATAACCAGGTTCCTTAATCTGAATCCATGCGCTTTTGTCTAAAAACCACAGGCATCCATCTTGGTCAAGGGCCAGGAATAATCCACGGCCCCTGTCCTCAAATATTTTTTGCGGAACACGGTTAATATCTTTCAGGCTTTGGTGAAGGGCTTCATCCAATTTGAGAGCATTGCTTAAACTGTGATTAATTCGTAAACCAGTGGTCATCCGTTCACCATTTTCAGTGGCTTCTTTGAGTTTACTGGTTTCCATTATTACAATCTCTACTGGTGAAAGCTCCCTATAACCTTTGACCTTTACCTCGGCACCGCCGTTGGCATCACTGATAAACTTCTCAAGCTGCTCCACAGTCATCGGATGGCCGTTGCTACCCGGAGAGCCGGGAGCAGCTATATTAAGAGATTTATCAATCAAGGCACATCAACAGGTTTCGATTAACTCCGTTGATGGTAATTTCCAGAAATCCCATCCCAGCAGTGATCGCCTTTGTGCTAGCAATGGTAGCAGTGGGGGTTGTGAGTGCGGCTGCATTGATGTTGCCGAAATCCACTTTGGTTGGGGTGCCGGCATTGTCGCCGATAAACGGGTAAACTTTATTTAGTCTCATGGTGAGGCTCCTTTTTCAAGTTCACTTTAAGTACGCTCTTGATTGAAATGGCTAAAATCCATCGGCCATCTTTCTCTTGAGTCAATGTATATTCGGCACCACACTTTCTGCATACGAGAGTGATTTCGTCACTTATCTCGCAGAGGAACCTGTTACACCGTACATTTCTACTGCCTTTTTTTACAGTCTTGGAACACTTAAAAGTAATTGATTTCATTTATCCCTTTTCGACCCTTCAAACCAGGTTACAGGATTGTTCGATTATAATATAACCAATAAGTTAGCATGATAGCAACGATTTATTGTGCCATCCAAGAATTTCTTGACTTTTCAAAAGCCACCCGATCTCTTTTTATGTTCTCAGGATTGGAGCCACCTTCCGGTCCACGGTTGTAATGTCTCCGCTTTGGCTTCTCTGATGGCTTGGCTTCCTGTTTAAGTTCCGCACAAAAATACCTGAGTACATCTGGGCCATCATTGTCTTTATCCGAAGCCTTTCCCGCAGGCGTGAACATTAAATCCCTGATTTGCCTTATCAATTCGTAGCACCGTGGGTGAATTGAGATTTGATTTTGCGAAAATCTTGACCTTAAAAGGGCTGTACTGCCTTCTTCATCGTGTTTTAGCGATTTTTGGAAGGTTAATTGGGTATAGGCCCGAATCAGGTCTGATACCGATTTTTGCCCTCTTTCAGCGAAAATTGATGAATCTGCTATCTTTTTCCAGGGTTCTGACATCCCTCTGGCCTTCCAATAGGCGATTTTGTCCTTAATTAACCCGGAAACCTCAAAAGTATCTTTCTGGGAGCAATACATTTCATCAAAAATGTAGAGATGGTCCTGGTATTTGTCATAATGGGCCAGTAAAAACACGGCAAAATGGTCAAATCCGTGGTCATAACCGTATAGCAGGTTCATTCTCCAGTCAGGATCGAAGCTGTAAACGTGCCGGCCATCTTCTTTATACTCAAATGTGGGGTAAACATGGCCTTCTCTTTTGAGAAACATATGCTGAAGCGTCTCCGGGTACTCCACATAAAAGTCAACTTCATTGTCAAATTGAGTAATTCTAAGCCTTTTCCATTCATCGGTACGCTTCGGATCGGTCCAAACATTCATAAAATAGAGGTGAACCCCCAGCATTTTGCCTGAATCAATCTTTTTCAGCATATTATTGAACCAAGAACCGGCTTTTGAGTTGGAAATTACCACAATTTGCCCACCAAACACCTGTTCAATGGAAGGGGAGGCTGCTTTCCAGATGTCAGAGGCGTGTTGCATGGTGCCGGCCTCATCCATAATGACCAATCTGGCAGTATTTCCCCTGGCGGCATCATCTTCAGTGGGAACGCACTCAATCGTGCTACCATTTGAGAAAACAACGCCGGTAGCGCCGTCTTTCCAGTCACCCCACTCAAAACCCTTGATTGCGGGGATGATTCCTTTGCCGGGAAGCGACCGTAATAGTGGTAAGACACGCTTCTTGAAAAAATACTTGGCTTTTTTCTCGTTTTTCGAGACAATTACGACTTCAGAATTGGGTTCTTGCAGTGCTACCTTGATAGCATAGGCCGCTGCTACCTGTGATCCGCCCACCTGGCGGGCTTTTGGTAGGAACAATTTCTGTATTTTATCCAGCAAATTGCAAACTGGAACCTGTTTGGGCCACAATTGCCACGGCTCATACCGCAGGGTTCTTGTGTCCCACATATAAAGAAATGTCTCTATAAAACTAGCAAGACTCATTTCCTTCAGAAGTGCGGCCAGGGTATTCGATTTTTCCGCCATTGATTTAATATAAATAACACTTGCGAAGTGAGTTAGCTTTATATATAATAAATTTACTCTGATTGTGGTATGCCAACCGCTTTCGGGGGGTTTAAGGTTAATAAGAAGCCCCGGTTCTCCGCTGGGGCTTTTTCCTTTTGTGGGAATTATCAGTTTCCCCTTGACACTAACTAACTAACAATATATATTAATGGTATGCCAAGAGCTAAAAACACACTCGGAACAATCTCAAAGAGGCGACAGCAGTTGACCCGCCAACTTGTTCTGCAAATGATGGACAGGACTGAAAACAATCAGACTACACCTGGGCTTCTCACCAAGTTAATGCAAAAATTGGAAGCGGATTTGGATGGCCCTGATCCCCTCACCAGGGATAGGGCGATGGACAAGATAATTAAGCTGATGCCATTCGTAATTGCCAAAGAGAAGGGGCCAGCCGTGCAGCTTAATGTTCAAAACAACATGAATGGTCCACAAATCACAACCGGCAAATCTACTTCTCTGGCGGTAAGCACTATTCAGGACTACCTTAAAAATAGAGAACACCGCACGCTGGAATTGCAAAGACCGCAAATTCAGGATGCCGAAATAGTTGGCGAGGAAAGCGAGGAAGGCGAGGAAGGTGAAGAATGAGAGATTTATACCGGCCCGATGAAGATCAGCCAATCGGAAAATTCAAAGACATAAAAAAAATGACTCCCGCAGAACGGCAAGAGGCTGTTCGGGCTATCTATGCTTCTTCCCGTGCATACATCAATCAGATTACAGAAAAGTTTTTGAAAAGTTTCGATAAGAAAGATCGGTTCAGTATATCCGCAAAGATGGGAATTATTAACACGCTTCCACCTCAATACAATGAGCTTTTCATCAGGCGCATAAGTAGGCTTCGCAGAATGGCGCAATCAGTTGGCTATGAGATGAGATTCTCAAAATGGAAAACAACAAAAGAATACGGTTGGTTTTTTGTCAGGGGAGAAAAGGGACAATGAAAAAAATAATCTTAATAACACTGGTTCTTGCTGCTAGCACGCTAGCACTGGATGTTGAAAGTGCTTTTGAAGTTAGTGAATATTGTAATACAATTTATGACTTTAAGCAGGAAAAGTTCATCACAAAGAACTCCGGCTGGTGCAATAATTTTATAGAACTCAACGCCCACTCGGTTGCAGAATCCAAAAAAGGGAAGTGGTGCCTTGATACAACCTGGAACGCTTCAAAGTGGAAATTTTCTTTCCAGGTTTATTCGTTAGTAAAACCGAAGGAACGAACAGTCGCCGATGTTATCATAGAAATCTTAAACAAAGAACACGCTTGCAAAATGGAGGTCATATAATGGCAAAGAAAAAATCATTTATATGGGCACTGGAGTCCATGCAAAAAGGAAAGTCGGTAAAGCGGGAATACTGGGTAAATGGCAATGTCACCCATGTTCACCTTAATGAAAAAAAGGATGGTTTCATAATGCAGATGATTGGGAATGCAAAAATTCCGTGGATTCCAGCCGGCACTGATATGTTTGCATCTGATTGGGTTGAGGCTTGATTACCTGTGAGAACTGCGACTTCTGGAGTCCGATAAATAAAGAATTGGGTGAGTGCAGAAGGCGGGCACCGGTTATCAGGTCAATTAACAATAACCAAGCTACATCATTCTGGCCTTATACGAACATTACCGATGGGTGTGGTGATGCCCAGCCGAAATTACACTTCCATGAAGAAGGGAATGAAGACTTAGTATGAAACAGTCCTCAGAAAACATTATGTGTGCTAGATGCTTAAAAAAGATTCCTGAAACGTATGCGGAACACTGCTGGAAGTGTCTTAACCGTATTTGTGTTGATTGTTGGGAAAAATTTGGTGAGTGTTACCATGAAGATGAAGATGACATTGATGTAATGTAATTGTGATAAGCCATATTTTTAAGGGTTTAACACCACCAAAGGAATAAATGGGAAGTTTTAATATCTATTTGATTGTCAACTGCTCAAAGGTTGAAATGAAAAACATTGAAAAGCCGTATGACGGGGCATTTATTCCAACCTTGGATAGACCTTCATTTTTGCACACAGATTTGGACAAAGCAAAAGATGAGCTTTTAAGGATGCAAGCTAATTTTCCCACGGAAGAATTTATCCTTTTCCAGTCACGATTTGAAGCTATTAAAATAAACGGCTCTAAACATTATAAAATTAATGAGTTTAGACCAGAAGAATAACACCACCACCACAGGAGAAAGCGGAATGAATATCCAACAATTAGAAGGCGAGGATCGAGACGAATATTATGAAAGGTGCTATAAG